GATGGGAACGAATCACCTCTGATAACCGGCGAAGAACAATATGAGCGCCGATGGATTTTGAATATGCTGCTTCAATACAACCCTGTGATCTGTGTACCGCTCCAGAGTGCTGATATACTGAGCATGAACATCGTTGACATAGCGGACGCATAAGGAGAAGAGATGACCATACCTGCATCGGTGGTGGCAAACGTAATCCCAGGTGTACTTAGTCCCGGAGGCACGGGTCTAGTGATGTCGGGACTCGTGCTGACTGAAAATTCCCTCATGCCGTCCGGTCAGGTGTTGAGTTTCCCGCTCACCGGCGGAAGTGCGCAATCGGTATCAAACTTCTTTGGGCCGTCATCGGCAGAGTACGCGTATGCTTCCATCTACGCTGCTGGAATGGTGAACGGAACTCAGCTTCCATCGGCGATCCTATTTGCGCCCTACAATGCAGCGGCCCGCGCCGGATGGTTGCAGTCTGGTTCTCTTTCTGGGGTACCTCTTGCTACTCTCCAGAGCTACAGCGGAACACTGACCATCGACTTTGCTGGTTCTCCAATCACGTCGAGCGCAATCACTCTGACTGGAGTCGCAACGCAAAGCCTGATGGCAGCGGCGATTCAAGCAGCCTTTACCACTCCTCCTTTTGCAGTGACTTGGAATGCCGTACAAAGCGCATTCATTTTCACCAGCACATTGACTGGAGCAACAGAGACAATTACCTACGCGACAGGCACTCTCGCAGCCGATCTCTTCTTGACTCAGGCGACTGGTGCAACGCTCTCGCAAGGCGCGGCGGCTGATACACCTGCAAGCGCGATGAATAACGTCATTGCGGTCAATCGCAATTGGGCGAGTTTGAGCTATCTCACGGAGCCAACACTGACGCAGAAAGAAGGTTTTGCCGCATGGTTTAGTGGGCAGAACGGGCAATACGGCGGAGTTATGTGGGATAGCGATGTTCAGGCGAGCGTGCAGAACGCTACTGAGCCTTTCGGGGTTGTTGCTAAAGCGAACAACTACAACGCTCTAATGTGCATCGGTGGCGATCCGGCACTCGGTACACTTGGGCCTTTGGTGATGAACGCAGCGGCATTTGTGCAGGGAATGATTGCCTCTGTGAACTATTCAAATACAAACGGAAGCATCACATTTTCTGGAAAATCGGCAAACTCTGCAGCTGTGGTTCCGACGTGCGCGAACCTGCAAACCTATGAAAATCTTCTGGCAAACGGCTACAGTTGCTATGGGGCTTTTGCATCGCGCAATCAGGGATTCACCTTCTTCTCAAACGGGAATATGCCAGGGAGCATCCCGTGGGCAAATCTGTTTTTCGACCAGATATGGCTGAACTCGCAGTTTGAGTTGTCTCTGGTTACTCTCTACACCACGATGGGGAAGATCCCTTATGACCCGTATGGATATGGCCTCGTTCGTGCATCCCTTGTGGGACAGAGCAATACTTCGTCTCCTGCCGACAATGGCCCGATCAACAACGCGCTCAACAACGGGGTAATCCAGACCGGAGTGACGCTCTCCGCATCTCAGGCCGCTGCTATCAACGCTGCTGCTGGGGTACAGAACGCGGCAAGCGCAGTCCAGAACAACGGGTACTATTTGCAGATTCTTGACCCTGGAGCCACGGCACGCAACGCTGGGCAAACACCGATTATCAACTTCTGGTACGCTAGCGGCGGAGCGATTCTGCAATTTTCGATGAGTTCTATCAATGTTCTCTAGCCAACTTCGTTAAAAGGGGTGACGTATGGGCGGCTTTCTAAATTCTTTAACAGGTGGTCAAAGCACGATCACCTCTGCAAATTCAGTCGTGACTATGACCGTTGCTGGCCTTTTCACTACGGGTGTCCAACTTCAGGGCTATTCGACAGACAAGGCTTGGGATACTGCGGCAGTTGTAGTGACTGAGACGCAAATCGGCGTCGATGGGCGCAAGACGGCTGGTCTTGTTTTCAACGCCATCAAGCAGACCTTCTCCTTTCAGGCTGATTCTCCTAGCGTACAGTTTTTTGAGGCGATCTATGCAGCCCAACGAGTTGCCCGCGATGTGTATTACATGTCGGCGATCATCGATCTTCCATCTACGGGAGAGTCCTACGTCTGTAACAAGGGCACGCTGGAGGATTACAACTCTGTGGCCTCGGCTAGCAAGGTGCTCAGTGCCCGCGAATTCAGCATAAATTGGGGATCAGTGACTTTGGCATAGGTGAGGTAATTCATGGCGCGTAAAACATCGACTTTCGTAATCGAATCTGAGGGCAGGGACAAAAACAAAACATTTCTGATCACAGAGATGCCGGTCACGAAGGCGGAAGATTGGGCGATCCGGGCGATGCTTGCGCTCGGAGCGGCCAACGTGGACATTCCTGATGGGGCTTTACAGTTGGGCATGGCTGCACTGGCAGAAATTGGACTTAAGAAACTGTTTGCGATTGACGCCGTTTCGATCAGGCCACTACTCGCTGAACTGATGGAGTGCGTCGAATTCGTGCCGAATCCGCAAAAACCGGCGGTTAAGGTGGGATATCCGCTGTTTGAGAGTCAGGTCGAAGAGGTCAAAACGCTGTTCATGCTCAAATGGGAGGTACTGAAACTCCACATGGATTTTTCTCTCGCCGCCGGCCTCTCCGAATCGCTCGGCAACACGCTGGAGGCGGCAAAGCGCAGGCCGAGTACGCGAACGTCCCCAAGATCATCGGGGTCATAGTAGGGCAGAGATTGGCAACACTGCATGAATTACAAACGATTTATGGCGAGGAGGACGCACATAATCTTCTTGAAATAATCGCCATAGATTCAGAAAACGAGAGGGAGTAGACCATGGCAACAATCATAGATTCTCTCGTGGTCACCCTCGGACTCGATTCCAAAGACGTAGACGCAAAGGCTCCTGGTGTTCGCAGCAAACTCGCGGATCTCGAAAAGTCCGCATCGAAGACTGAAAAGGGTGTCAAGGGAATCGGCACTGCATCTAAAGGAACTGCACATGAACTTACAGTCTTATCCGCAAAATTAGGTTCATTCCTCGCTGTTCTCGGCGGAACCGTGGCCATCCGTGCGTTCGTCAAAGACACCATCGAAACGAATACGCAGCTTTATTTTCTCTCGCGCAATCTGGAGATGAATACGCAAAAGCTCTTTGCGTGGGGAGCTGCGGCACAAGAGATTGGCGGCAGCAAGGGTTCGATTCAGAACTTTATGCGGACCATCGCGGGAATGCCTGGAGAGTTGCTGATTGGCAAGATGCCTCAACTTCTTCCGCTCTTTGCACGCCTGGGCATAAACTTCCGTGAGCCATTCGATCAGATCATGGTGGACCTGTCTAAACGATTCGCCGGCATGGATCGCAAGGTTGCTTTCAGCTTTGGCATGGCAAGTGGAATCCCTGAAGACGTGATGAACTTGATATTGCAAGGGCCTGGAGCCATGCAGGGCGCCTTGGCGAGGACAAAGGGCTTCGGGCCTACGGGGAAAGAGGCTGAGTCGGCGGTTGCATTGAAACGCGGCTTTACTGACCTGGAATTGCAGATCGTCAAAATTGGGTATGACCTGCTCTACATGGTAACGCCTGCGCTTAAGAAGTTCCTAAGCATTCTAGAGTCTATCGGCGCATGGTCGCAGGGCCACGAGAAGATTGTAGCCGTCATTGCTGGCGTTGTAGCGGCACTAACTGGCATTGTGGCACTTGGATCAGCTGTCGGGTTCATAACTATCGGATTAAGCGCGCTGCTCCCGATTCTTACAGCGGTAGGGGCCGCGTTCGTGGCTGCACTCCCGACCCTCACCGTGGTAGGCATCGTTGCGGCCCTAGCTGCCGGCATCGTCCTTCTTGCGCAGGATTACAAAGTATGGTCTGAGGGAGGAAAAAGCCTTTTTGATTGGGGAATGTTTGCTGACGGTATAAGTAAAGCCAAGAATGCATTTGAGGGACTGGCAGACAAGATTGAAAAGGCAACGGACGCCTACGGTAAATGGCTTAAATCGCATGGGCTCGGACCTGTAATGGCGTTGAATGATAAGGTAAAAAACGCTATCAGCAGCGCCATCGGCGTTCCTATTGGGAACATGGAAACAGTTAGACAGATTGCGTCGAAGGAAGGGTACTTCGCTCAGCATCCTGGCTTTGTTCCGAACGATGGGCATCCAGGCCAGCACTGGTCGTTGAATGCGCATCCTAACATTCCTCAGCGAGCAAACAACCCGGGCGACATACTGTATGGAGATTTCGCAAAGGCACACGGAGCAACCGGCTATATTCTTGCGCAAGGTGGGAAAAAAATTGCTACTTTCCCAGACGCCTTGGCTGGTTGGGCGGCAGCGTATGCACTACTGAGCACGAAGGGGTATTCAGGACTTTCACCTGACCAAGCTATCTCTCGCTGGCAGACTGGATCGTCGCTACTGAACGGCGTAGCAGGAGCGTCCCGCGTGCCGTCCTCCCCATTATCTAGTTCTAGTAGCAGCAGTACCAGCACAGACAATAGCAAGATAACTCACATTGGAACGATCAACATGAGCAATCCAGCCGGAAGCTCTGCCATGACGCCCTCGATGGTACGCGGGATGGATTGGAACACGCTTTTAACGCAGCAGAACTTTGGACTGTATTGATGCCACTGATACCCTATCCTTCGGTACCGAACTATCCTGGCGTGCCAGCAATTCCTCGAACTGCGGCCGGAGCACCGAGTATCAATATCAGCATTGCGCCTGCTGCGGAATGGGTAAATCAAGCGCCGGGAGAATTGCCGTGGGGAATCTTTACTTTGGCAAATGCGCCCATCTATACGCCAACAGATGGCGGAACTCTTTCTGTGCTCTCGTTCGGATTCACTCGCTCCATGCAAGTAAGCGACTTTCCAATTGAGGCTAACAACACGAATCAGGGAGCATCCTTTGCGAGTTTCAATAAAGTTTTCGTTCCATCAAATCCAGTTGTCACACTTGCTCTTAGCGGGACCGAGGGAGAGAAAATAGCATTTCTTGCTGCGATTGACGCAGCATGCCAGTCAACTGCTCTCTACAATGTCTACACCCCAGACGCCTCGTATAGCGGATCGCAGGGGGCTTGCACAGTCGAACGGTACAGCTACCAGCGCACAGCCGCACATGGCGCTACGATGTTGATTGTGGAAGTATCACTCAAGCAAGTTTTGCAGGTAACGGCGGCGCTGAGCAATGTGGCAAATGGAACCAGCGCGATTACCTCTCCGCAATCTCCAAGCGCAACATCTCAGGTGAGCAACGGAATCACGCAGCCTTCTACACCTCCAACTTCATGGCTGGCACAGATATTAGGGGGCGGCACGGTGGGAGTCAAGTAATGCAGCAGATCGTCCTTCAATCCGTGCCTTCACAGCAGACACAGGTTGTGCTTGATGGACAGTCGTGCTCTATTTCCGTGTACGTCAAGAATCAGTGTATGTTTCTCGACCTGGCGGTGAACGGAACGCAGATCGCTTACGCTGTGCAATGCAAGAACCTTGTATCGCTTGTGCCTACATCCTATCTTGGATTCTCGGGTCGAATGATCTTTTTCGATACGCAGGGAACAAATGATCCCGTTTACACTGGACTCGGTACGCGCTGGGTGTTGCTCTATCTTGATTCCGCAGACTTGGAGGCGTTCAATGGGATCGTCTCCTAGTTCTTTTCAAAACACGAAATCCTTACGCTTCATTTTCACGCTGGCGAATGGGTCTCTTTTTTCTTCTGGCGAGCAAACGGGAAACACGATTACATTAGAAGGGTTGCGGGCCTCTGTCTACATCGACAATGCGGGCGGAGCGATGATGGGTACGCTTCGGGCGCAAATATTCGGTGTGACGACAAGCGACATGAACACGTTGACCAGTATGCTGTGGGACGACCTGGTTGTGAGTTCATCGGGATCGTCGTTCGCCTTCAATTCAATTCAGGTATTTGCTATCGACGGCGCTCAGCAGACTCTTGTCTACAACGGAGACATTCTGAATTGCTGGGGTGTCTATACCTCCATGCCGAATGCGTATCTCTATGTCGAAGCACAGATTGGCTACTCTGCACTTGTCCAGCCCGTTGCGCCTTTGAGCATTGCAGCGAATACCGATGTGGCGACAGTCATGCAGCAGATCGCTTCCGCCATGGGATACCAGTTTGAGAATAACGGCGTGAATATTGCAGTTTCCAAAGGATCCTACTGGGGAAACACCCTAATGGAGCAGGCCCGCTCACTCATGCAAGCGTACAGATTTTGGATGTACCTCGATAGCACAAAGCCTAATACGCTGGCTATTTCTCCTTACGGGCAAGCTCGCAATATGGCGGTTCCTCTCATTTCTCCGCAGACCGGATTAGAAGGATATCCGATATTCAACAGTACTGGAGTCAATTTTGAGACGCTTTTCAATCCGTCCATAACCTTTGGGGGAGCGGTTCAAATATCTCAGACCGATCTAAACGTTCCAAAAGCAAACGGAACCTGGATTGTAGTTTCAATGTCACATCAGCTTTCAAGCCAGACGCTTGGAGGTTCGTGGAAGACAACCGTTAATGCTGTATCGCCAACAACCGGTGCGGCACAAGTAGGGGCATGATGGGATCGACTGTAAACCCGGCGGGAATGTTGCAGCCCTCGACGCTATGGGGAGTACATAATAATCTTGCGTTCACCATTCAGCAGGCTCTCTCTAAGGTGCAGACGGCGACGGTCGTCAAGGTTATCGCCTGCTCAAATGATGGCGGTGTTTCCCCTGTTGGCGCGGTCGATGTGCAGATTCTTGTGAATCAGATCAGTGGACAAAAGGTTGCTACACCTCACGTGACAATGTACGGCCTACCCTACTTGCGGATTCAGGGCGGCGCGAATGCAGTAATTATCGACCCGCAGCAAGGAGACATTGGGATTGCAGTATTCGCGAGCCGGGACATCACGACCGTAAAAAGCACCAAAGCGCAAGCGAGTCCAAACACTTTCAGGATGCACGATTTTGCGGATGGGATGTATCTCGGCGGATTGTTGAATGGAGTGCCTCTTCAGTACGTCCAGTTTGGCTCAGGTGGGGTCGCTATCGTTTCCCCTGGTACTATCACCCTTCAGGCTCCCAACATCGTCCTGAATGGCGCCGTGGCCCAAAGCGGGGGCAATGTGACTATGGCGGAAGACCTTACAGTGAGTGGAGACGTGGTAGCCGATCTCACGGGCAGCACATTTGATGGAATCCCATTTGCTACGCACGTCCACACAGGGGTAACATCAGGTAGCGGAAACACTGGGGGTCCAATCGCATGAGTTCGCCCCTTAACACGCTGCTTTTAGACAATTTGGCCTGGGATTTAGTTCTCGATTCTAACGGGTCGATTGCGCTTGCAGAGCCTCCATATGCAGTTGCGCAGGACGTGGCGAGCGCGTGCCTCCTGTTTTTGGGGGAATTGTGGTACGACACGATGCAAGGCGTTCCATACTGGCAACAGTTTCTAGGACAGAATCCAACGAATTCGCAGATCGCATCGGCATTTAACGCTGCGGCTCTCACGGTTCCCGCTGCGGCTACAGCCAACACGATCATCACTTCAATTGCGGGCCGTGAAGTCAGCGGCCAGGTGCAGTTTTCAACCTCGGACGGAACTAGTACAACGGTGAACTTCTAATGAGCACAAGCGTACCCCCGATTCAATGGCTCCCGACCGGCGTCGTTCTACCGACGGACGCTGCTATCCTTGCCGGCGAACAGGCAGACATAAACGCGGCCTTCGGCGGGGGAGTCAACCCCGCACTCTCTACGCCTCAAGGTCAGATCGCATCGAGCAACTCGGCGATCATCTCGGACAAGAACAGCGCCATTGCCTACGTTGCGAACCAAGTCGATCCTCAATATGCTGAGGGGCGTTTCCAAGACGCAATCGGAAGAATCTATTTCATGACGCGTAATCCGGCTTCTTCCACGGTCGTCATCGCTACCATCGGCGGATTGCCGGGAACCTATATTCCTGCCGGAGTCCTTGCGTTGGATACCTCTCAAAACGTCTACCAGCTCCTAGGAGCGGTCACAATTGGGTCAGGAGGAACGATACCCGCAGAATTCGCAAACGTCGCAACAGGGCCGATTCCGTGCTCAGCGGGGAGCCTCACACAGCTTTACCAGACGGTTCCAGGCTGGGATACAGTAACAAACGCGGGAGCAGGGATTCTCGGCTCAGACGTGGAAAGTTCACAAGCCTTTGAACTTCGTCGGCAGAACTCTGTCGCGCTCAACAGTCATGGGACGGTAGATGCAATCTTTGCCAATGTGTACGCTGTTGCTGGCGTGCTCGACTGCTATGTGATTGACAACCCTTCAGGAATCACGGTGGACTATGGATCGACAAATTACCCGCTTGCCCCACACTCGATTTATGTTGCGGTCGTTGGCGGCGCGGCCAGCGCAATCGCACAAGCTATCTGGAACGCAAAAGACGGCGGGTGCTCCTATAACGGGAACACGACAGAAACCGTCTACGATACCCGCTACGCTGCCCCTCAGCCTGCCTACGAGGTGACATTCGAGATACCGTCCCCTGTGGCGGTTTATTTCGCGGTAACAGTGACGAACGCGGCGGCG